AACTGTTCCATCAAACTTATAAATTCCTGTATCTCTTCCCTCTGGAAGAACATGAACTTCAAAATAATGTGATTCGTGATAACGAAGTTTTGCGTGTCTTACTTGAGTTCTTTCAACATTTGCTGCTGCTTTTCCTCCTCCTATTTCCTTATAAAGTTTAAAACGAGTAAAACGGTATCTAAAGGTATAAGACTCTCCAAAATAAATCGGAGAACTACTCCAATTACCATCAGCAACAATTGTCGTCCCAGACGTTGCTGAACCGAGCAATACACCACCGTTTGTGCTTGTGCCGAATCCACTCCACGCTTCTGTTTTTGCCGCGATTGTATAAGGCAATGTCCAAGTCGTCTTCTTTGTATTTGCGTCATAACTACCCGCTGAAACTCTCATTGAGGTTGGGGTTTCAGTGGTAGTTGAGATACGCCGATCCAATAGAAGAGGATATGGAGAGCCAGCTTGAGGCTCTTGCATCCGATCCATGACCGAAATCTTTTCTAAATAAACCTTTGTTCCATATCTCACTAAGCAATAAAGCGTTTCCCTTACTGCAAGTACCTGAAGCACTTCATCGGCTCCTGAAAGCTCCCAATGACTCCAACTAGATTGAGCCCTTTGCGTTCCTTCTCCTGAATTACGGAAAAAGAACTTATAAACATAAATACGATTTTGATGACCAGTCTTCCCACTTATTCCAAACATCACATTGCTTGTATCATTCACAGTCAGTTTGAACATCTGACTTGGGATATAAGCCGACACATAACCAGTTAAATCTGCTGCATCTGCTGTCAAAGCAGTACCAGCTCCACGAACACTAAATTCTCTAAACTGTGACCAATCCCCATTAGATTGGGTAAAGATAATACCTCCACCAGCTAATTGTGGTCTGACTTCTACATCAACTTCAAATTGAGTTAAAACTGTTATTTGTGCAGTTTTAGGAGTTAATATTGTTTCAGCAGCGTTAAATCTAAATTGATATTGTGAGCTAAATAATATTAATTCATCTTGATAAGGTACGGCATATTTAAGAATAGAAACTTTGTTATTACTTGCTACAACATCAATCGGATCAGTATCTAAAATTGTCGTGACTGTCTCAGGGAAAAACTCAAAAAACGCACGAACACGACTCAAAATGACGTTTTCATCGGACAAGAATCCAAGTCTATTTTTATAGATAAAGATGTCATTAATAGGAAAACCAATAAAGCTCGGATCTGGAGCTGTGTTGTAATCACCAGCTATTCGATTGCCCCACTTGGGCATCTCTGTACCTGATTGAGTGCTTGCATCAGCAGGCCCAAAATAAAATTGACTATTAGATAATCTCACCAAAATATGAGGCATTTTATCTTCATCGACCTCGTACTCAACACCTGGACTAACTGTTTCTACCCACGCACCTTCTCCGAAATTTCCACTCTTAGGTTGGAACTCAACGTAATAACCATCAAAATCGTTCCCTGGATCTCCAATAATCGAAATTTGATACCCAATCGGTGCAATTGTTGGAAGCTCGGTAAATGCTTGAACATCATTCAAGAAAATTGCAATATCTTGGTTTGCTTTTGCGTCAGTAGCAGACAAAGTAATTGCACTTGAAGATGTCAAATGCAAAACAGAACCACTTCGAGTAATTGTTACTCCACTTGCAGAAATATTTGTTCTTAAATTTTCAGCAATATCTTCTGAACTAATTCTATTTTCTGTAACTGATCCACCACTAGAAATAACAGCAGCAACAGGAGTGTCAACTTGAGCTGAACTTCCATTAACTGTTAATTTGTAACGGTTTCCATAAGAAGCTCCTTTGATCCATACCAATGCTTCATGTGCCGTAGGTCTTGCAGTAGCCGGAGCTGTCGCAGTTTTCATTGCTGGAATCTGCTTCGTATTCGTTATGAAGGTGTAATCAGCAATCGTTACAGCTCTTATATGCTGCCTCGCATCAGTAACACTTGATAGATAACTAACGCCACTAGGCTTATTAACAGTTATGGCGTTCCCTTCAAGGTCGTAAACCTTTACGTCATTGTTGCTTATTACTGCAAGATATTCTTCAGTATTATCCCTAAGAATACTATGGATGAAACAGTCTCCAAAACTGGTGCTAGAGACTTCTGCCAAGACTTCGCTGGAATCTCTTTTTCGTAAACCTTCGACAATTGACGACATTCCATTGATTTGTATTTCTCCTTGTGATGGATCTCTTTGAGCGTCAGGTTGCTGCGAAACACCTTGAGATAGGTTTGGTATTGAATAAGAACGTAAAGCCATTAGAGTCTGATTCCAGTAGTAATACGGCGAGTGCTAAGTCCCGAAGCAGGGGCATAAGTTGGGAACGGCAAGTGATTCCTTCCTCCTGTTAATAAATTCGCTTGCTCCTGTTCTTGTTCCATTCGCTCTAATACAACTTGAGCTGCTTTCTCGTCTTCTTGCGTATATCTAAATGATGCACTATCTCCTAAAACTCTTTGTGCAAAAACTCTTGCTGATCTAATTGTTATCCAACGATTAAATGCTTCTGGACATTCATCCCATGACATACCAAAAATGACATCACATAAAATGTCATCAATCGTTGTCTCTAAAATATAAGTTCGATATTCCGTGTCATATAACCTTGTTCCTCGATGCTGGTAACGACCTGCATAAAGATATGGATCTAACGAAAGTTTTAAAACATTAGTTGGTATTTTCACTTCACCACTTGAATCTTTAGAGAATGGATAATCTCTTTCTGTGTTCCAGCTCCACCCTTTAATTTGCCCCTCTTTATGAAACTCAAGTAGTGTTCTTTCAGCAATCCTCGCATCAGTTATTTGTTGATTTTCTAAGGTGTTAACTGGTTGCTCACCTATATTCTCAAGCAAAATATTTACTGCATCTAGCAGTCCACTTCTACCTGGGGTAACTGACTGATTTGCTAATCCCATTACTCATCTACAAGGGCGTTGCATACATTGTATTAGTAAGCAAAAAAAAGAGCCAGCTTTCGCTGGCCCCTGCTTTGCAATCTCTCGTATTTAGCTTACTAAGGAATAACAATTTTACAAGCTGACTCAGCTCGTAGAACTCCCATACCTAGTGCTTGTCTTGCGACCATAAGATCTGCTTGGTGAACAACTCTCCACTCTTCACCTGTTAACTGAAGTGCTGGAGATAGTAGTGAAACAACACCAACAGCTTCCTTGTTAAAGATTAGACCCTTACACTTACTCAAGTTCTGAGCGTAATCTCCATTGTGATCACCCGCTACAAGCGTGTAAGCACTTTGAGTTACGTGATTAGAGCTAAGAATAGGAATCCCAGCAACACGCAATGTGCGGCCATCTGCAATGGTTCCAGCTCCACCGAAGTCAGCGTTGATAGCACGACTTGATTGTGAGATGAGGTAGTAATCCTCTGGAGTAAATACCGCGTACATGTCGTCGATACTTACATCCTTAGTCTCAAAGCCAACACGAGCGTCAAAGATCGCGTTAACTAGAGCATCACCTTTTGCCTGACGAGTAGCACCTGAAGCTGTGTAATCAGTTCCAAGTGTTAGTCCTTGTCCTATTCTTCCTGCGTTAGAAGTTTTATTTAAAGGCTCAGTAGTGTTGCTTGCCGCTGCAAAGATCATCCTTGCAACACGCTTGTCATACTCAACGGCTAAAGCACGTCCTAATTCCTTCGTATAAATTTGCCTAACATCGAAGAATGACATTAATTCATCGACGTTATAAATCGCCGCGTCTGCAACCATCAACGCATCCAAGCTAATTACCCTCTCGTTGAGGTCAGAAGGATCGTTGATTGTACCTGTCAGCTCAGTACCTGGCTGATGGTACGCAGCGGTCATTTTACCCGTGATTGGGAAGGCTACGCTTTTGCCGCCTCTTATGTTTCTTTCACGAGTTTTTCCTTTGAAAACCGTGGCAGTCATGAAGGCTTCCATAACTTCCGCCGATCCGAGCTTCAACATTAAAGCTCTGTCCGTATCTAGACCAGAAGCACCAGCACCCCAAGTGGCACCTGCACCTTTAACCTGACCAATACGGCTGAGTGTTACAGCCATGATGACTTAATTTTTTAGAAAAATACTTTTGTTAGATAGCCCTTCCTTCGCTACTTAGGTTATCCACCTTAATGGGCCTAAAGCTTTTGGTTTGCTTTCTTACTTAAGGCTATCCCACGCGCCGCTTCTTGCCAACATTTGTTTAACTGATTCTTGGTAACTTGGATCTACTTCATATATTTTTTGTCCTCTATCATTCGTCTTACTCATTGCATCTAATACTTGTTGCTTACTTTGGAATGTTGTCTCACTTGGGACATCTCCACCCCCTAT